TGATGCAAAGTATGATAATGCATCATCATCTTCAACAACTGCATCCTGTTTAACAGGAGTAGGAGCACTCATCTTCTCACGAAATGCTGATGGTGCTGGAGCAGCGACTGGTTCATACTCCTCACTATCTACAGACAGTACTGTAGCACGTGGAGAAGACCCTAGAACAAGGTTCAACCTCTTCTGTAGATCTTCGTATGATTTGAACTGATCGCGTGTTGTGAACGCTTCTAGCGAGTGTTCCGACTTCCACGTTGCTTCAAGTTCAGTATCATCTGAACTAAGAGCACTAACAGAATCAAACTCACTACTATCATAGTTCCAGAACCCTGCTACTTTCTTGATCTTCAACTTGAAGTTAGCACCTTCCCAAAGATCAAACACATTTACAGGTGTCTCATCTTGGAACTCAGGTTGCATTGCTGCAAGAATTTTATCATGGATCTTCTTGCCATACTTGTACAAGAATACCTTACCCTCATTCTCAGGATGCTTTGGATCCTTTACGACAAGGATGTTGCTGTAGTAAGATAGTTTACGTTTCTGTCTACGTGCAATGTCCTTACCTTCTTCGGTTCCATCGTTCCATAGTCCACGATTAACCTCACCTACTGGATCTTTATCACCCAGTGTTGTTAGACTGTTCTCAATGTACCAACCACCTGGTCCCTGGAATGCATGACTGTATACCTTTGCCCATGGTAGGTCTTCACCTTCAGGTGCAGGAAGGAATCTAAGAACGGCGTAACCGTTACCTGATGCATCAACTTCTGGTTTCCAGAATCTCTCGTCTACTTGTCGTGTACTGACTGACTTCTCCAATTCTTTTTGAAGAAACGATAGATTACTACCAGACTTTTTCTTTAAGTCATTAAATGACATACTTACCTCGGATTATTTTGGATTTAATTTAGTGGGAGCTCCCCACCATCCTATTTATAGCACATCCTAAGGTTGCTTGTCAACCATTTCTTCAAACGCATCTATCTTCTGTAACAAATCGTCAAACATATCCTGAACGTTCAAATTTGAGTCACCACCTAGCATTATAACTGCTTGCTTCATGTTCACAGCAACACTCTTAGCCTCTGGATCATCACTCAACATAAGACGAGCATGAAAAATTTTCTGCTTCTCTAATAGTTTTCTAAGTGCCTCAAAATACTGCAACTTTCTTTCCTTATCAAGGAGAGCAAGATTAGTTGCTGATCTAAAACAGAACTCTTGAAGTGATGCCATCTCTTGGATGTCACCACGTACCATCTCTGATTGAAAGAACTTACTCATTAGACTAGCATTAATTTGGCACGACTTGTTTTTTTCATGAAGTTTAATTGTTGTGCTTCATGTTTTAATTTCTCCTTTAAAGGTTTTGATATCAGTTTAGATACTGACTCAACCTCTATCTCATTCTGTTCACAAAGATGAAGAACTGAATCTATGTAGTTCATATCTTCATTTGTCACAGCAATCTTCTCAACTTCTTGAGAGAACTTTGCGCTTGTCATAAATTTATCTTCCAATAAGTTCTTCTTTTCCATAACGTGTTCGGTACTCGTCTATGTAATTAATAAGTTGTAACAAATACTCTTTCTTGGGTGGTTTAGTTACGACTTGGGTCTCACCATTTTCACATGCAACAATAGTTACAAGTTGTTTGACGGTTATACCGTAGAGTTCTTGTAAACAACAAGCGTATGCTGTTTCTTGAACAAAATAATCGTACAGATATAGTTCTCTCTTTGGTGCAGCAGATGTTTTGAAGTCTATGATGGATAGTACTCCATCAAACTCAGCGATGCAATCAACACGACCAGCGACTTCAAGGTTGTCTGAGTATAATGCTGCCTCTTGTAAGTATATATTACTGATACGATCAAGTACTTTTTTACTCTGATTAAACATGACTACAGGTAGTGGAGTCTCCTTGTACTCATCTATATCCAAACAGTTATTTAAATAGTCTTCAGTAATACTATGAAAGGTAGTACCACGTGAAGCAGAACGTGTTGAAATAGCTTGTGCTTTGTCCCAACCAACTCTCTTCCTCCACTTAGCAAGACCTTCTTGCTTCTTAGCATTGTTACTAATAACAGTGGTGATAGAAGGATAGAAGTTATCATTAGGTGTAGAGTAAAGTCTCTTACCCTCCACCATCTTAGCAGTCATCTCAACTGGTTTTATATCATCACGATGTATAAACATTATAATCCTAACGCCATCTTAGCAATGATGTATGACTTGACAAGTCCCGAACGAACAATATCATTCACACCAAATTCTACCTCAGAAAACTCCTCCATACCTTGAAGGATGCGTTGGAAATCTAGGATACCATTACGCTCATTAGTTCTCTGTAGATCTGATTGATTTACATCACCACAGAATACTATCTTACTGTCCTGACCCACACGAGTCATGATAGAGTCAAGCTCATGGAAGTTAAGATTCTGACACTCATCAACGATAATAATAGCATCATCAAGAGTAGTACCACGAAGGAATGATGTAGACCAGAAAGAAATAGTCTCTTGACTCTTAAGGTTTTCATATAACATCTCAAAACTCATTTGATCTGGCATATGAAACATATGCTTCACCATATTCTTGTATGGTATCTGATATAGTTCTGCCTTATCCTCATGAGTACCAGGTAAGAACCCAATCTCACGTGTAGATACGAGTGACCTTACAATATAAACCTTATCGTATGGTGTCTCCTCATCCATAATATCCTTCAATGCTAGGTACATTGCAATGAATGTCTTACCTGTACCTGCTGCACCAAAAGCAAAGAGATTCTGTTGCTTACTCCACTCATCAAAGAATATTTGTTGGTTATCTGTAATAGGATTAACATCAAGGAAGTAAGTACTATTAATAGGCTTCTTCCTCTTCAACATCTTCTTAGACATGCTTGAGGGTGCTGGTGTCTTCTTCTTAACTGCCATAACTAAAACTTATACCCATCATTTGCTGCACCAGGAATTTGGTAAACTTTATTCCTCATGATGTCACCCCAACCTGGATGTGTCTTGTTCATTTTATCACGCCAGTCTCCCACTTCTCCTTGACTAGCACAACCTTGCGACCAATCTCTATCCCATTCAGGATTATCCTTACGCCATTGATCATAATCTTTCATAGTCATAGAGAGTTCTTGAGTCTCTCCTGTCTCTGTATGTTTTACTGGATATGTTGGCATTAATTCCACCCCAATGCTTCTGATACTATAGGAAACTGTTGTTTGAATATATCTCTACACTCCTCAGCAATTACCATGTGTTCTTTCTGAGTTCCATGTGCAGAACGTAAGTCTATGTAGTGTACCCACGACCGAACACTACCTGTCATGTATAGACGGGTAGGAGTAGCGAGTGGCAGCACAAATCTAGCACACTCCTTAGCAACACCATTGGATAACATATCTTTGTACAACCACATGGCATTCTCAAAATGCTTTTGGATCCCTTCTTCATAATCTTTCCTAAGTTTAGGATCCAAATCATCAGTAGAATTCTGACGATTCTTTGTGTCTTGCCTTCTCAATTCAGGAAGAGGTATAATATCATCCAACAAACTACTATCAGCATACCTCTGTGAAAATTCCTGGTATGTGAAAGACCTATGCCTTAGTATCTGTGCTGCCAACCCTCTAGTAGTATTAATCTCCACAGTCATATGAGCCTGTTCAAAAACGGACCAATGACCATGCTTTATGCAATACCCTAGCAATCCTGCTACGTTTGGATTGTCTTGGTTGTTCGGGTTGCTGACTCTCGCCACGTAACCCATCGTCTCCTCCGCTTTGGGAGTGACTGTTATCAGTTTCACTTGTTGCATTCTTTTTCAATCTCTTACGAATAAATTTAGCGTACTTTACCTCTTCTCTAGTATACCACTCTGGATGCTTTTTGGCAAGCTTGATTATTCTCTTCGCAGTCTTCCTCGTATCCTTTCTCTGACTCTCTTCCATTCAATAGTCTTTACATATAACTAAGTATTTATGCGACTTCCAACACAAAAAAATCCAGGAAAAATTTTTCCTGGATTTATAAGAATCAAATATTAAATTTGATTATGCAACTGACAGAACACGTTTGTGTCCTTCAGAGTCCACTAAGAACTTTACTCCACGGTAAGTTTCTTCGTGCTCTACTCTACGCTTCGCCTGATTTGGACGATGCTCAGTATCATAAGTGATACCACGGTAAGTGACTTGTGCCATTGGATTTTCTCCTAAAGTAATTGGATTTTAAGGCCCGTTCCTTTAGTCGTTTGCGTCCTCTCGTTTAAAACATACTGGATCTGTTTGCTCCATAATAACAGATCTAATA